GTATATGGATTGGGTATAAACTCTATCTCTCTTGTTTCAGTATCAAGTACATGAAAACCTTTTTGATTATTGTAATCTGACCATGTCATTTCGTATTGACTACCTAAGTAAAATACTTGACCATCATCATTCTTATGGTGAAAGTGACCACTAAATGTTTTCTCAAATCTTGATACAATACTCTTATCATAACCATGTGATTGTACCATAGAGTCCATCATTCTAAATCCATTTAAATCAAAATGACCCATACAGATATCTGCTTCTGCTGTCTTTAATGTTTCGATTATTTCTTTTTCGTTTTCAGGATTCATCCACGGTACCATCATTACTTTAAGGCCATCAAAATCTACGGCCTTAGGTTCTTCGTAAATAAATGGTTCGTTGACACCATCGGGTGCTGTACATAATTCTTGAACAGCATTTACTTTGTTTGTGTTTCTATAATAAATGTCGTGATTACCGATTAATATATGTGTGTCAATTTTGTGTAGCCATAACTGACACATAAATTTATTTCTGAAATTGTGTGCAATTCTAAAATTAATAAATTTTCTTCTATCAACAATATCACCTAGATGAATAAGTGTTTTGATATTGTGTTCTTTTAAATATGGAAAAAATATATCTTCATAGAACTTGTGAAAAAAATCATCAAATATTGTGCTATCGTTTCTGGCACCAAAATGGGTGTCATTCAATAATGCTATCTTCATACCTACCTTATAATATAATTACTTCTTTGGTTCTTCTTCTTTACTATTCCTTTGTAAAAAATCTAACATTTGACTTTGATAATGTGTATCATCTCCTGCTAGTTGATCCATCATATTCTCAACACCTGCGTTTGCAATAATCTTTGCTTTTACTTGCATTTGTTTTTTCTCTTTTTGTATTCTTCTTATAAATGCATAGTAAATTATTTGTGTAAAATATGCAAACGGATTACTTGATTTCTCTGGATTAAAATTACTCATGTATTGTAAACAGTTTTCGATACCATCGGAGATCATATCATCACGATAAGTATAGTTAATAAAATTTGGTCTGTATGATAAGTGATTTGCAATCTTCAAAAAACATTCGCCTATATAATTTGTTACAGGTGGTTTCTTTCTGCCTTTTTCTTCTGCTTTATTACACTTATCTCGATATTCGGTCATCGCTTGTAGAAACTTTTTATTATCTACATAGTGTGGTTTGTTTTTTGCTTTTTTCATAATAATACTATTATACTATATTTTTTAGGAAAATGCAAGCCTGTGCTTGACAATTTTGGGACTTGTGTTATAATCGCATATGTAGGCGCTTTGAGATAGAACCTTAATTAAGTTTCTTTGAATCAAACTTGTATCCACCAAACTCATCCTCTGACATTTCATCTTGTTGCTTACTATCTATTTCTTCAGCAACATCTAATATATGTTTCATTTCTTCGGGAGTTAATGGCGCTCGATTTTGTTGAGATTTATATTTGTTTAGAACAACCTCATAGTAGTTTGCTAACTCTCTTGCAGCCATAGATATAACAATAATTTTATCCTTTGGTATATTAAACTTTTCTTCATTACAAAAGGGGATCCATGGCGCCAATGATGAGTCGTCCTTCATACCAAACTCAGTCATACGTTGTACCGTAGTTAGTTGTAAAGGATTCTCTATTCGTAAAAAACTTTCATCAACAGAAATGGTACCTACTAATAATGTACCATCGACTAGTTTTACCATACGATAATCTGTTGGGTGATCTGGTTGTTCAATTGTCATACTACTATTTATCTATTCCTTCAAATCTATATTATGCATTTCATAATCAAACTCTTCCTCAGTATAGATGTTTATCCTTTCTTGAAAATGTTTGAGTGTAAAGTTTTCTTTTGATTTATAAGTCAAGTCATCCGCTATATCATATAAGGTAGCGTTTACTTTATTGTCACCTAATCGTAAACCACGACCTATACTTTGTAAATTTCTTATTCTACTTTTAGAAGGACTAGCAAAAATAATATTGTGTAAGTTTTTAATATTAACACCAGTACTAAATGTACCATAACTTGCAACAATAATAGCATTCTTTTCTCTTTCTACAATACCTCTAATAGATTCTCTTTCATCTGCTTCAACACCACCAAAAATATAAAAAACTTTTCGGTCATCATCAGCCTTTTCTTTAATTATTTCATGTAAATTTTTACCATGTTTCTCTACTAACTGAAACAATACTAAAGTATTGCCTTTTAATTTAAGTGCTAGATTACGAATAAAATTTTGTCTTGATTTGCTACTTACAAGATAATCTATTTCATCTTGATACTTACCACTTGCAACCATTTTGCTATTCTCTATTGTGTGTTTCAGTATTAAACATCTTACAACTAAATTAGATAGTTGTTGTTTGTCCATAAGTTTTCTTGTAGATGTAACCTTGTTTACAGCACCAAACAATCCTTCTAATACGAGTTTATGTGTTTGAGCACCATCTAATGTACCAGTGAGTCCGATACGATATTTACAATCTTCAAGTTTTGTCATAATCTCTGTGAGTGATTTAGATTTAAATAGATGTGCTTCATCACCAAAGACAACACCAAACTGCTCAAAGTATTTTTTAGGTAACTTATATAGACTCTGCCATGTTGATATTAATACTTTTTTATCTGTTTGATTAGAGTATCCACTATATAATCTGTGGCAGTTTTTACTTACGTTCCAACCATATGATTTAAAATCGGAATACATTTGCTCAACCAAAGAAGTTGTTGGTACAATTAACAGGCATCTATTATTTTTTTCGTCTTTAATTAAATGAGAATAATATCGTATAAGGGCATAGATAATAAATGATTTACCAGAAGCAGTAGGACTTAAAAGTAATGATCGATTAAACTTTAAACTGTGATATATAGCATCTATTTGATAATCTCTTGCTTCAAATTTTTGACCTAAACTATTAGAGAACTTTGTAACTATTTCTTTGTCAACTCTATTATTGACCTCAACTTCTTTACCACAAACAACATGATATCCCCTTTCTTCAGCAAACGCTTTGATGTATGGATATAATCCAAAGTATATCTCTTTTGTTTTTTGTGAAAACAATCGTATTTTACCATCCCACATACGATTACGAAACGCAGGCATAAACTTATAACCCGGTACATAGAAAGTAAAAAATTCTGATAACTCTCTTTGCACATTTGGGTCACAATCAACCGTTATGTAAACTTCGTTTTTCTTTTCTATTATAAGTGTTTCAATATTCTGCTGATTGAAACTCATAATGTTCTCCTACTTGTCCTTTGACTTGCATATTCCATGCTATGCTTATACGTTTATTCTTTGAGTTGTTTTGTTGAACCCAATGTGGTAACCACGCAGGGAAAAATATCGCTCTATTTGATTTTGATGCATAACTTAATATGCTAGCATTTAGAGTGTTTGTTTCTTTCTTTCTAGGCACTATAACATCAGCGGCAGGTCTTGGATCATGAAAGACTATACTTGCGCCTTGATCTGATTGTAAATAGTAAGTGCCACTTAAAAAATTATTTGAATGTGTGTGAGCGGGATGATGTTCACTTTGTTTTAAAACATTTGCCCACATATCAGTAATGACTAAATCTTTCACATCATATCCTAAATTATTGCATATAGTTTTACCAGTCGCTAAGACTAAATCTGAAAATGATTTAAACTCTTTCTTTGTCTGTAAGTTTGCTGACTTTGTTTGCCAATTGGTATCATAATCTCTTTCTTTCCATAGGTCACCAATGTACTTTTTCATTGCATCGGTATTGTCTATAAAATTATCTAATAAGAATATATTAGTTGCGAATATTTTTTGATGTTGCATAAAATAAATAACTCCCGTTTCTATCCCACTTAATATATTTCATAGGTACTAACCTCATATACCATGGTGTAGGACGACTGCCTTTGCAATCATTCCATATTGTATGTACTCTACCGTATTTGCCTATCTTACCTAGACCAACACAAGCAGGCCAACTAGATTGCTCCACTCGTAAACTTCTTCCACTCTATCGCATTTTTAATTAAAAATGTTCTGTTGTTTATACTTCTTAAAACCTGTTCAAGATATGTAACGACTTGTTTTAGATATGCAGCCTTTTGGTTTGCCTTCTGTTACTTCTCCTCTTAGTTCATTTAAATG